ATTTCCATTTGGAGCTAATGACGATTTATGTGATACTATGACCCAAGCCCTGATGCGTTTTCGTGAAGGTGGTTTTGTTTCTTTAGCAAGCGATTACGAAGACAAAGAAAGGCAAAGACCTCTTAGGGTATATTATTGATGAGATTATAAAATGGCAATAGAAAAACAATTTTCAGAAGAAATAATAGATACAAGTACAACTCAAGATGTTGGTGGTGTGGACTCTCAGATTATCGAAGTCTTAGAAGCTATGGGCAACGAAGAAGAAGTACAAATGCAAGCAGACGGTTCTGCAATATTAGGTCCAGAAGAGCCAATGATGCCAGAAGTGGGTTTTGCAGAAAACTTAGCAGAGGTTATATCACCTCAAGAACTTTCTACTATTTATATAGAGTTAGTAGGAGCTATTGAAAGTGACAAATCATCTAGACAAGATTGGGAAAACACTTATACAGATGGATTAAAATATCTGGGTATGAAGTTTGACGATAATAGGTCTGAACCTTTTGCAGGAGCTAGTGGTGTTATTCACCCGTTATTAGGAGAATCAGTTACTCAGTTCCAAGCGCAGGCATATAAAGAATTATTACCAGCTGGAGGCCCTGTTAAAACCCAAGTAATAGGTGCTTATGATGGTTTGGTTGAAGAGCAGGCTCAAAGAGTTAAAGAGTTTATGAACTATCAAATTCTTCATGTAATGGAAGAATATGACGAAGAACTAGACCAAATGCTTTTCTATTTACCCCTTGCAGGCTCTGCGTTTAAAAAAGTTTATTACGATGAAAACTTAGGTAGACCCGTATCAAAGTTTGTAGCCCCAGAAGATTTAATTGTTCCTTACTATACAACTGATTTAGAAACCTGTTCTAGAATTACTCATGTTGTTAAAATGCCAGAAAATGATGTAAGAAAATTACAGGCTATTGGATTTTACAAAAATGTAGATGTTGAGTCTGGTGATAATGTAAATATTACCTCAGGGATACAATCAGAAAAAGAAAAGCTAGAAGGTATGGAGCCAAGTTATGATGATGGTGAAGTATCTGTTTTGTATGAAGTTCATTGCAATTTAGACTTAGAGGGTTTTGAAGATATTGGCCAAGATGGAGAGCCTAGTGGAGTTAAGCTACCTTATATTGTAACGATAGACTCTAATAGTGAAAACATCTTAGCTATTAGAAGAAACTTTAAAGAAGAAGACCCAATGAAGAAAAAGACTGAATACTTTGTTCACTTCAAGTTTCTTCCTGGACTAGGTTTTTATGGGTTTGGCTTAACACACATGATTGGTGGTTTATCCAAAGCTTCTACATCTATTGTTAGACAGTTAATTGATGCTGGTACTCTAGCTAATTTACCTGCTGGTTTTAAAACTAGAGGTATTAGAATTAGAGATGAAGACCAGCCAATACAACCAGGTGAATTTAGAGATGTAGATGCTCCAGCTGGTTCTCTTAGAGATGCTATTCAACCATTACCATTTAAAGAACCAAGTGGTACTTTGCTTAATTTGTTAGGTTTATTAGTACAATCAGGTCAAAGATTTGCTTCTATTGCAGATACAAATATTGGCGAAGGTAATACTCAGGCCCCTGTAGGAACTACTTTGGCTTTAATGGAAAAATCAAGCAAAGTATTATCTGCTATTCATAAAAGATTACATAACGGTCAAAAGAAAGAATTTAGATTACTTGCTACTATCTTTAAAGATAGTCTTCCTCCTGTTTATCCTTACGCAGTATCAGGCGGTAATATGCAAGTTAAACAGCAAGACTTTGATGATAGAGTAGATATATTCCCAGTAAGCAATCCAGACATATTTTCTACTAGCCAAAGAATAGTTATGGCTCAAGAAATGATGCAGTTAGTTCAATCTAATCCAGAGATTCATGGTCCTGGTGGAACTTACGAAGCTTACAGAAGAATGTATGCAGCTTTAGGCGCAGACAATATTGATTCACTACTAATGCCTCCACCAGATACAACTCCTAAACCTATGGAGTCTGGTATGGAAAATAGTGGACTTATGATGGGTGGACCAGCTCAAGCATTTCCAGAGCAAGACCATGATGCACATATAACAACTCACGTATCTTTATTAAATATGGCCCCTGTTCAGATGAATGCTCAGATACAAGGAAATATACATTCACATATCATGCAGCATTTACAATTAAAAGCAGATGCAATTGCTCAACAACAAATGCCTCCAGAAGCTATGCAACAGTATCAACAGATGCAACAACAAGCTCAACAAATGCCTCCTCAAGAAGCAGCTCCAGTTATGCAACAAGCTCAGGCTATGTTAGCTCAATTTAGTTCTCCAATTATGTCTGAACTAATGCAACAATTTGCTCAACAGGTATCTGCTCCACCAGAGGAAGACCCACTTGTTACTATTAGAAAACAAGAGCTTGCTTTGAAAGGACAAGAGTTGTCTCAAGACCAAGAGCAGTTTGAATCTAAAGAAAGAATGAGAATGGAAGAAAAATTACGTCAAGATAAAATTGATGTAGAAAGAATACAAGCTCAAAAAGATATAGCAGAACTAAAAGATGATACGACTAGAGATAGAATGGACCAACAAAAAGAACTAAAATTAATTGATATTGGTTTAAAAGGGCTGTAAAGTACACTTATGAAAAATATAAAAGTATTAAAAGGAAAACAAGGTTACTCTAATAAGGGTTCCGTGCCATTTAAAGCTGTTTCAGAAGCACCTAAAAAAACCAAAGCTTCCTCTACTCCAGGAATGGGTAAAGGGAAAGCTAGAGGTATGGGCGCTGCTGAATTTGGCGGCAAGTTTTCTGGTATATATTAAATGTCAATTCTTTGGCTGTCTGAACAGCTGAAAAAAAGAATTGGTGAGAAAAAAGATGATATTCAAATCTCCATTATGAATGGGGCTAAAGATGTTGAAGAGTATCATTATCTACGTGGGCGCTACAATTCTCTCGCCGACCTAGAATCTGAACTTAGAGAATTGCTAAAAAAGGTGATAGAAAACGATGAGCAAGGTAATAGTTCCTGACCATGTCGCAAAAGCAGTAGAAAGAGAAAATCTACAAAAAGCTGAAAAAATTGAAAAAGAAAAGAAGCCAGAAGCGGTTAAAGAAGTAGAAAACGCTTATACAGAAGCTTCAAAAAGAGTATTGGACCCATCCTTACTTGATAAATCATTTCTAGAAAGAATGCCTCAACCTACTGGTTGGAGGATACTTATATTGCCATATAAAGGCAAAGGTGTGACCGAAGGCGGCATACAATTAATTAAAGAAACAGTCGATAGAGAATCCTTAGCAACCGTAGTGTCTTACGTTGTTAAAATGGGTCCTATGTGCTATTCAGACAAAAACAAATTTGGAGATACTCCTTGGTGTGAAAAAGGAGATTGGGTGCTAATTGGTAGATATGCAGGAGCCAGGTTTAAGCTTGGCGATGATGCAGAGTGCCGTATTATAAACGACGACGAAGTTATCGCGACTATTGACGACCCCGATGACATTGTTAGCGCATAACGTGAGGAGGACTCATGCAAGAACCAGAAATGAATGAAGAATTACAACAAGAACCTATTGAAGATGGGGAAATTGTTGAGCTAGAAGCAGAGGAATCTTCTGATGATAAAGAATCAGAAGTTGCTATAGAAAATGTTTCTGAGCAAGAAGATAAGCAAGTTAAAAAAGAAGACGAGTTAGAAGATTATTCTAAAGGCGTTCAGAAAAGAATAGCTACGCTTACTAAGAAAATGAGAGAGCAGGAAAGAGCAGCTAATTCTGCTTATGAATATGCTCAATCATTGCAAGCAGAAAATCAACAATTAAAAAAAAGCAGCACACAGTTAAATAAAAATTATTTATCAGAAGCTCAAAACAGATTAAATTCTCAAAGAGCGCAAGCTAATGCAGTTTTAAAAAATGCTTATCAAGAGCAAGACTGGGACAAGGTAACAAAGGCTCAGGGTATTCTTGATAAGATAACAGTAGAAGAAAGCAGGCTAGTTAATAGCAAACCAGTACAGGTTGAGCAAACAACTAGCTATCAAAATTACCAAGCTCCAATACAGCAACAGGCTCCAGTTCAGCAACCAGCTAAACCAGACCCTGAGGCAGAAAATTGGGCTAGTAAAAATGAGTGGTTTGGTGAAGATGAGACAATGACCCTAGCCGCTTTTAACATTCATCGTAAATTAATTGAAGAAGAGGGCTTTGACACTTCTGATACTACATATTATGATGAGATAGATAAACGTATCAGAACTGAATTTCCTCACAAATTCTCAACAGGTGATGAAGTCAAGTCTAATAGCAAAATGCAACAGAATGTTGCACCAGCTGGAAGAAGTGATAGTTCTGGGCGCAAACGTCAAGTCAAACTTAGCGCAAGCGAAGTTCAAATGGCAAAACGTTTAAATGTGCCGCTTAGCGAATATGCTAAGTACATTAAAAGGTAAATTATTATGACTGATGAGAATAAAATAGAACAAAACAACAGAACTCCGCGTTCTGCAGAAACTCGAGCTAAAGATACTGCTCGCAAACCTTGGCGTCCCCCATCTATGTTGGATACGCCTCCAGCACCTGAAGGATATACCTACAGGTGGATAAGAGCCGAACTCGTCGGCGAAGAAGATAGAAAGAATGTTATGTCTAGGATGCGTGAGGGTTTTGAACTCGTACGTGCTGAAGAGATAGGAGATTTCGAGCTTCCGAGCATGGACGATGGAAGGCACGCTGGAGTAGTAGCCGTGGGTGGTTTGCTGTTGGCGAAGATTCCTAATGAAACGCGTGATGAAAGAAACGCCTATTTCAATGACCGTGCGCAATTGCAACAAGATGCAGTTGATAATGACTTAATGAAAGAATCTGACCCTAGTTCTCCGATGTTAAAACCTCAGAGAACTACAAGCGTAACTTTTGGTGGTGGAAAAAGAGATTAATCTTATTTCACTAAAATAAAACTTTTTAAAAAAGGTAAATATTATGGCGAATGTAAATGCACCTTTCGGTTTAAAACCTATTGGAAAGTTAGGCTCGGCTGTTAATTCTACAGGAACAACAGAGTACGACATTCTAACAGGAACAACTGGAACTATTTATACAGGCGACCCAGTAAAAATGGTCAACACAGGCGGCATTGCCGTTGCTGCTGCTGGCGATTTATTACTAGGAGTCTTTCAAGGCTGTCACTATACAGACTCAAGCGGAGACAAAATTTTCTCTCCTGTTTGGACTACATTGACAGCAACCAGCGACTGCAAAGCAGCCGTTGTCGACGACCCAGATGCTTTATTTGAAGTACAATCAGCTGCTACAGGTAGCGTTACTCAAACCGATGTTGGTTTGAATGGCGATATTGTTTATGCTGCAGGTTCTTCAATATCAGGCGTTTCAGGAGTTAAAATTAGTGGCACTATGGCTACTGGTACAGCTCAACTGAGAATCATGGGTATATCAAACGATCCTTCTAACAATGCGTTAGGAACTGGGTCTTTATCAACCAATGTTAACTTTATCGTCAGAATTGCCGAGCATTTTAACAGAACTGCTGCGGGAGTATAATAATGGCTATAAATAGAGCGCAATTAGCGAAAGAATTAGAACCAGGATTAAACGCCTTGTTCGGAATGGAATATGCTAGGTATGATAATCAGCATACTGAAATATTTGAAACTGAGTCATCAGACAGAGCTTTTGAAGAAGAAGTAATGATCGTGGGATTTGGTAACGCATCAGTAAAAGGCGAAGGTAACGCTGTCGAATATGACAATGCTACTGAAGGCTTTACTGCACGTTATGCTCACGAAACAGTTGCTTTAGCTTTTTCTCTAACTGAAGAAGCGGTTGAAGATAACTTATACGATAGATTAGGCTCAAGATATACAAAAGCTTTAGCAAGATCTATGGCTAATACAAAGCAAATTAAGGCAGCTTCTGTTCTTAATAATGCTTTTAGTAGCAGTTATACTGGTGGCGATGGCGTTGCTTTAGTATCAAACTCTCACCCTTTAGGTGGCGGTGGTACTG